TGCGAATGGGAGACCATCACAAACTGGGCTCGGAGACAAGTACGATTCAGACAAAGCGAATCTTCATAGCGAGGTTGGCCGATGGCCTGCAAATTTCTACGTGGACGAAGAAGCGGCGGCAAGGCTTGGAGAGCAGAGCGGGGAGTTAGGAACAGGTGGGCCTAGCAGCAGCAAGAAGGGCAAGTTTTCAGGAGTGGTTTTTTCAGACAGTCTCAAGGCTCCTGCTGGTGCAATGCCAAAATATGATCGTGGTGGCACAGCCGCACGATTCTTCTTCAACGTGAACCGTCAGATAGACGAAGCCGATCCTGTGATGTATCAGGCGAAGGCGTCTAGGAAGGAAAGGGACGCGGGGCTGGATGAGTTCGACTTGTCAGATGCTCCTGGTAGCAAGCGAAGTAAGCCTGCGCCTGGAAGAAAGAACGCACTCGGAGAACCGCGCCGCAACGCTCACCCAACAGTGAAGCCGATAGATCTATGCCGCTGGCTGGCGACGTTGCTGCTTCCACCTGCTGAGTATGGCCCGCGTCGAATCCTTGTGCCGTTTTCAGGCTCAGGCTCAGAGATGATCGGAGCGCACTTAGCTGGATGGGAAGAGATCGTAGGGATAGAGATGGATCGTGACTACGTGAACATGGCGAAGGCACGTATGGCGTATTGGACGACGCGACCGGAGCAGGGAGAGTTTGGCTTCTGGTTGCATCACCCCTGAGATTCCCATAGAATGTCTGCGAGGAGTTGGTGTGAAATGGAGGACGTAAGATTCAGCGACGACAAAGTGATGGTTGACTGCTACCATTATGAGGCATTGAAGATGCTGGCGATCGGGTCTTATGGGAGAGGGGAGTGTTCGAGGTGCCGAATTGCGAAGCTCCTTCAATGCAGCCTATTCCATCTGGACGAAGCGATAGAACATCACAAAGAGAAGTATCCCGAGATCCAACAACAAGAAGTCGAGAGGGCTCTGGAGAGGGTTGAAGAAGCGAAGAGGAGAGGTCGAGATGGACTCTGAAAAGGAAGTGGCGCGAATTCTTGAACAGTCTATTGTGGCTGGGAAGGAAGCGATGACGGAGATGGCGTTGGGCATCTCTGGTGCAGTAGAAGGGCTTGCAGCTGCAGGTAAAGCTGGTACTGAGATTGGAGAGACCGTAAGGAAGTATGCGATTGCGGCGATGTCATGAACGACGATCTGCGGGCTATGAAGGATTCAGAAGTTGTATAGTCCCCCTCTTTTTTATTTACATATTTTCCCGCCGAGGTTGCGTCACAACGGAGTTTAGCATACAATCCCTGTAGAGGTGATTGGCGATGGCCGATAACGAAAGAACGTTTCTCGAAGCATTTACTGGATTGGTTGAGATGACACCTGATGAAGCTGTCAGGGCATTCAAGAATGCTAGTCTCATCGGATTTCGTATCGCAGACATGACACCATACGAGCAGCAAGTAGCTGCTGGGTACACACATGCGCTTCTTCTGAGAGTGCAGCGAGAGAATCACGAGCTTAGGCTGGAAGACATCCCTCGGAAAGTAGAGGCGATGCGTCCCAAGCGTAGGAGATTTTATAGGGCGATAGATTGCCTTCTGGAGAAGAAATGAGCAGGACCATCGTGGGCGAAAGCTCAAACCAAACGGAAAACACCAAGTGCGAAAGCACAGGTTGTCGGGCGGTGGGATCCTGCTTTGAATACGGAGGATAGATGACTGAAGGCAAGCAAAACGCCGGCGTCGTGCGATCGAGGAACAACAAAGAGAGATCCTTCGCGCCAGTGACAGCTGAGTCGATGCGGCAACGGATGACGATTCGAACGAACAGGGAGTTGCAGTACGTCTTGGCTTCGATCGGGAAGGCAGCGAAGAACAACAGCAGCCGGATCCGGTGCTATCCGTCGAAGCTCGGGGCAGAAGCCAGGACATTCCTTGTCGACGAGCTTGGGTACGTCATTACCTTCATCACAGAGAAGGACAAGTACGAGGTGAGATGGGCGGGATCAGCGGACGACGAAGAAGAAGAGAAGGTCACGGTAGATATTGATCCTAGTTTTGCGGAGGGATGACATGATGAAGATTGCGAAGCAGATTGCAGAAGAACATTATAAAGGGCTAGAAGGCTACGGATTGGCGAAAGGAATGCTTGAGAACATCGTAGCGGAGAAGCTGGAGCCTGTGAGAAAGATGGTGCTGGAGCTTCTTACAGAAACAATGGTGGGCATGAAAGATGGGGAGATGATCTTCATCGCTCCACCTGCGTTTGATAAGGCGATCCATGCAGCGGCTATATTAGCGCCACTCTTCGGGATGGCCATCACTGAAAGAGGCGTTGCCATAGTGCGGGAGGACTCATGATTGACATCCCAGACGGTACAGCATGTGTCCATCGAGCGTGTCTGTCGCACAAGACGTATCCATGCCCGTACTGTGGCAGGATTGCTGGCAGAGCGTTGACGACATCGGAGCGGTGTATATGCGCAATTGCCATCTGTTCGTGCTTGTGTTTTGCGACATCGATCAGTGGAAGATGAGTAAGCCAATGCGATTTATCGTAGGAATAGTTGGGCTGACGATCTTTGGTGCAGCCGTATACGGGATTCTGTGGCTTATTGGCCGTTGTATTCTATGGCTGATGGAGATATGAGATGATCATCGCGTTCAAGATAATCGTCATGGCCACTACGCTGTTCATCTTATTCTGTATTATCGGGATGATGAAGATGGGGGAGGACGACTTCATGGAGTGGCTTGGCGGAAAGATTATCAATGCGTGGAGATGGCTTGCATCACATCGGAATAGTTGATACAATACGGTGCGGATAACAAGTCTACTGCCTGGTGAAAAACTCAGGCGGCGGATGCGCCGCGATGACCGGATGAAAGAAGCCGCACCGACTGGGAAGGTAGCTGAGTAGGCACAGCGTCAGGTTGTGGTCCTGTAGATCGTCGGTTCAAATCCGACCCTTCCCTCAGAGTGCGGATGATTGGGGAGCCGTTACCGCTAGGGCAAGTATAGAACACGGGTGAAGACGATTGCACGCCCCGCCTGCGACACAGGACATCCGCACCACCAATAGGAGGTTCCATGTTCCCAGTGATTAACGGACTCATCAGCCATATATCAGACCGCACGCTTTCGATCAACGGCCTTCTAGTAGATGTTCCTAAGAGGAGATCTGCCTACATTGGAATCGAGCTATCCATATCCGATGGAGAATTGAGGCCGCATGTCTGCGAGATGACTGGTCCTTCGGCACGACGGTACCGCATCATGCAGCTTGGGGATGAGCAACTGCGTGGGATTAAGAAGTTGACGGAAGAAAGCGAAGAAGGTGTTATACCGTTTGGATTTACACACAAGATGCCGAGGATGAGGGTGACGGTGAATTAATGAACAGCTGGTCCGGTAAAGGACGCTACTCTGGGCTGCAACCCCTGCGAACCACATTTTGAAGCGGTGTGGGGCGTCTCGAAGCCGTAAGCCAGCAGCCTCCAGGGGGGTCGCGGGGCAAGCAGCGCCCTGCGCCCTCCGCGCAAAAAAGGAGATGGGAGATGGTTAAGTGTCTAGTCGCGCACAAAGATCTTGAGACGTTCGATTCAGAAAAGGTGCGTAAGGCGTGGGAAGGACGTGGACATCATCATATCTGGTGGTGGAGAGTATCTGTCCACTACGGCATCAAGGTAATTGAAGTAGAATGGACTGCTGGAATCGAAGTGCTTGCGATGACGAAACCTGATTTTGATCGTTGGAGGAATAGACATGGCCAAGGCTAAGGCTCCACTGGAGATTCGGAAAGCGAAGATAGCTTTGGAGCAAGAGTTGACTGAAGCGATTTACGTGATCGTCGAGAGCTTCCATGCTAGAAATCCAGAGTGGATGGTTACAGATTCTACTCTTGGCATCATCGATGTATCAGCGCACGGTCTAGGACAAGCACGCATGACAGCTACAACAGTGGTCGAGATCACGAAGAAGGATGGAACGATGAAGATCATGAAGAGCGGAACTGTGAAGGTAATCAAGGAGGAACTATGACCCCCGATTGGCTCGCATACTTACTGAAATGGGCATTCTTTGCACTGTGGTTCGCGTTCATGCTTGACGGACTGGGGAGGCTGTGATGGAATGGGACAAAGCGAAGATTGACGCGGCTGTTTGCACTCTAACTGAAGCTCTTGGAACAACCTGCTATGTGGAAGTTATGTTTCGTGAGGCTGGTCCGCGCATCTCCTCAAAAGACCTATTCCAGATTCCTCATAGCAGGTACATGTTTGTCGAAAAGACATATCCAAAGTCAGTGGCGATCTGTATCACGCCGAAAGAAGCATAGGAGACTAGCGAGCCCCGTCATTCCTATCACCTCACTGACCGGAATGCTCCAATATCAGCGGGGCTCGCATCAAATTATGAGAATCTACCTGGCGAGATATGGACAAGGACATGCACGAATGATGAGCATGGAGGCAACTGACAAAGGCCACCACTGGGAATGCGATATGCGTAATGCGAAACTTGAGTTTGGCGTTGGCACATTCTTCATCCCAGAGCTAGTTGCCAAGAGCAGCAAGGACGTATTCCTCTCTGTGGAAGAAGCTGCGGCCTATCTAAGGCGTTTGATCGAGAGAGACGTAACTATTCGCAGAAGACGATTCAGGGACTTTACGGGCAACTGAGCGCATTGAAGGGGTTGCGCAGCGTTGCACCATCTGATACGATTAAGCAGTGAACAATGAGAATTAGGAGGTGACACCATGGCAGTGAAAGAATTGACGGACAAGATGAGCATATATATTCCCCAAGGGAAACTGGAACAGCAGCCCGTCGAGCGACTCATCAAGTTGGGCGCGAAGCGTGATCGTAGCGTCAACTATCTTGTAGTAGACGCAATTATGCAGTATCTCGAACGCGAGGAATCGAAGTAGCGAGGAAGCAAAAGGAGGATGAACATGAAAGACGAGAAACTGAATTTGACAGGTGAAGAAGGAACGTCTACGGGCGAGAAATCTGCATACTCGCTACAGCTTGAGGTTGACGAATTGGTTGAGCAGGTAGACTCTCTCAAGGTGCAGATTGCTATGCCACTGACGACGATGGAGACAGCTCAGTTGCTTGCTATCGTTGGAGAGCAGAAGACGAAAGCCAGCGATCAGCAGAAGAGGCATGTGGAAGATCAGTTGATCGCGAAGCTCGACGGCTACTTGAATCCACCACCACCAGGGCTGTTTGACAAGAAGGAGGAGTAGACATGGCTATATCTGAAGCGATGCCAGGAGACGAGATTGTCGTAACGGTAAGAAACGAGACACTGACCTGTAAGGTTCTCAAGGTCGTCGGTTCAGGGACGCATGGCACCTTCACAGTGAAAATAGGGGAGCCGCGAACAGCGTTTTGCTGCGATGCCTTTCGAAAGCAGGTGCAATTGGGAGTATTCGGCGGCAACGATAGCTGCAGAGATGGTAGCTGGTTAGTTCTGAGCGGGAACACCAAACGTCGAATGAACTTCTGTCCATTCTGCGGTGCTATTCTGAAGGGATCGATGTATGCCGCGATGGAATATAAGGAGTAACGATGGAATACATCAGAGGGCAAGACGGGAGAGTTCATTCGGTGTCTGGGCTTGAGCCTCCATGTAGGATGGAGGGGAGCTTAGGGGCATGGTGTTTGCCAGTGACGACAGCAGCTGGAAAGGTGGAAGTGTACGCGATGTATTACAACGCTTCTGTTGCTGCCAAGGCTTACGATGTGGTCCTGTTCCTTATGGATCATGACGAGCATGGTCTTCTAAAATTCAAGGTAGGAATAGGCGGACTGCCTTACGGATGGGAAGAATGGAAAAAATCAGGAGTAAAAATGCTGGCTGGTGAATGGTATGATTTCTTAAAAGAGGAAGAGGCGAGTGGCCGCATCGAGGGCGCGGACTATGATGGATGCGATGCTACTGAGAAGAAATTGGTAGGAATGGCTAGGGCTATATCCCGCAGGCGCAAGGAAGATGATTAACGATGGAAGAGAAAATGAAAACAACGAAACGGATGTCGGTTACGTTCTCGGCTCGCGCTCTTGAGCAACTTGAAGAAGAAGCTCAGGGAATGCGAGCCAAAGGAATCAGAACAACGGTAGGGGCTCTAGTACGATTGTCTGTGAGGGAGCATCTTGACCGATCAGACGCCAGGTAAGTTCTCGGCAAGGGCCACGGTTGAAGCCACTCGAAGCAAGGCGGGACAGAACCCGTACAGGTGGGGCCATTCCTACCTAGTTATGGAGGATGGCTTCACGTACTCCATTTTCAATCCAGAGAGATACATGTGGTTTTTGTATGAGCCGTTCAAAGAGATTGCTAAACTTAAAGTGCCTGGAGGCAAGCTGGTTGTAATGAAGTGTGTACAGACCGGCTGGACCTTCATGGCTATCGTGACAGCATTCTGGTTCATGGACATCAAGAGAGAGCCAGTCCTTTACATGATGCCGACCGAGCATCAGCTTGGGGCATTCGTAAAGTCGCGATTCAATCCATTCATCGTGAACTCTCCATATATCGCAGAGGGGTTCGACACAGACAGCGTTGGGCTCAAGATGGGCTGGGGACAGCCACTGAACTTCCGTGGTGCAGCATCTCCAAAGAGCCTGATTGAGTTCTCTGCTGGGATGGTCATCCACGACGAGAAAGATCCGATGGATCCAGACGGGATTGAGGCATCACGCGGACGCTTGCAAGCGATGAAGCACAAATGGGAACTAGCACTTTCAAACCCGAAGCTGCCAGAGCAAGGAATCGACATTGACTACATGGCAGGATCACAAGGCAGAGCGGCTCTGTGGTGTCCGAAATGCGAAGAGTTCGTTGTCCCTGAGTGGCCGGATAGCGCGAACAGGAATCATCCTAGAAGCGTGATGTGCCCTAACTACGATCATGAGCTCGACAAGATGAATGGTAAGTGGATCCATAAGAATCCGAAAGCTCCACACCTCTCGTACTCGATGTCTCACTTTATGTCACCGACAGTAACTCCTGGCGAAATGCTGGATGACTGGGATTCGATACATGGTGACGCAACGAAGATGGAGGCATTCTACAACCTTCGACTTGGACAGCCTTGGGCGGCGGCTGGGACACGCATTACCGATACCTCTGGCTTGCCGTCTATGGGCGAGATGGTTCCCTCTTACGATCGGCAGAGTGTGATGGGCGTCGACGTAGGGACACTGCTCCATGTGGCCGTGAGACGTACTTGGGGAGGCATCTTGTGGGCAGGCAATCTCGTAGGCGACTCTCAGTGGGAAGAGCTTGGACGCATGATGCACGCATACAATGTCGAGCATTGCGCGATCGATGTTCGTCCTGAGACAACGAAAGCGTCGGACTTCGCGAAGCTGTTCCCAGGAAGGGTCACTCTAGTTCAGTATCACACCGATCCTTTGGCGGTTGAGGATAAGTGGGGGGTGGAGGAAAAGTCTGGTGTTCCTCTCTACACAGGACTGAGGACGCCGATGCTTGACAAGGCGATGGCGCTGATTCTCTCGAAGACTGAGGGAGTGCCTTCGAATCTGCCAACCGACTTCTGGGACCACTTCAGGGCGATGACAAGACAGCATGTTACGAGGAAGGACGGCAAGAAGTATGTATCATACGTGAACACTAAAGCAGATCACTTTGCACATGCGTTCAACTACGCGGTATTTGCAGGACAGCGATTCGAAGGCTCTGACGGTGAGAGGACGCAATTCTTCAGTCCGAGAGGGCGGGGGAGGAGATGACCATGAAACTGACGAAAGGCACGATACTGAAGGCGCGAGGCGGATGGGATGCAGAGGTGGTGTGGATAGCATTAAATAGTCGCGGAGGCTTCTACGCAGTGCATTGTCCAGAGCCACGAGACGGATTTAATGTCGAGGACGATGAATCGGTTCCAATCTGGCATTGGGCAGATGGAACGGCACATAGCACAATCAGCATAAACGAGCCGCCAACATACAACGGCCATCCAGCCGACCTGGAGATGGGGGAGTACGAGCTATGAAACGCAAGAAATGGAAGATGAAAGATGAACGCTGTGCAATCTGCGGGAAAAATGTGGTGAATCCTAGAACGGGGAGAATTGGGAATGTTTGGGTGATCGATATGAAATATGGGGCAGATAAGAAAGATCCTGAATGGGACAAGAATCAACTCGGAGTGTTCGCATTTTTGTTGGACAAAGCGGGTCCGAAGATATATACCTGCTGGGAATGCACACTGAAGAGCTACGGATTGAAGCCAGATCGCGTCAAAGAGATCCTGGGAGGGACATTCAGATGAAATACATCAGAGGGCAAGACGGCGGAATCTATTCCGTGGCACGTTTGAAGCCGCCATGCAGAATGATGCCTGAAGGCGAACCTATCTGGCGAATGTCTGTGATCACAGCAGATGGGGAGCAGTGCTATTATGCAACTTTCAGCACGGAAGCCTACGCGGTAAAGGTGTATTCATACGTGTGGCAATTCATGGAGAGTCGTGCGAATATGCTGACATTCGATCTAGGATCGGATGGATGGTTCCGGCACATCCCCTCTGTCATCGAGGCGCCGCCAACGATAACAAATTGCGTGGCCGTTGGGCATGGCGCTATTCCTACTCCTGTAGTGGATAGCATTGATGAGATAAAGCAGGCACTAGATGAAAACTATATGTCTCACAGGGAAATGCTGGGTAACATGTTGAGGAGAGTATTCAGGCGGCGTAAGGGAGAACAGAATGACGACTGAAGAGAAGAAAAATGGCAAGCGAGCAGTCTATGTTGGAGACCTGAAGAATGGAGCTTCTCAACCAGTCATCCTTTCTCTCATGGGACTTGATATGGAGGCACATGATCCAATCCGTGTAATCGTCAACTCGTATGGTGGCTACATCGATGAGATGTTCGCAATCTACGACGCGATGAAGCTGTGCGAGTCTCCAATTGTCACTGTGGGAATTGGGAAGATTATGTCAGCGGGAGTTCTACTTCTTTCCGCAGGTGTGAAAGGAGAACGGCGGATTGCACGCAACGCTATCGTGATGATTCATGAACTGTCTGCCGGCGCGTGGGGCAAACTGTACGAAATCGAGACAGAGATGGAGCAATGGAAGCGCGATCAGCAGAGGATGGTAACGGCGCTTGCCCGGGAATGCCGATGCAAGGTGTCTGTAGTCAGAGCGATGATGGAAACTCACAAGAACACATACCTTACGGCATCTGAAGCAAAGGGCTATGGTATCGTGGATAAGGTGGTATGATGGCGACGACACCTGGTGACACGCTGTATAGCATTGGGAAGCTGTTCATGTTCTTTGGCGCGGGGTTCTTCATCTTTCTGACGATCCTTGGACAGACAACGTATTGGTTCCGTGCCAGAAATACAAAGACATCCGAACTCCCGAAGAAGTATCGATTCCTTGCGAAGGCAGCACTATGGGAGTGCTACTTCTTTGGCGGATGGTTCGTTGCGTTCATAATGGTGGCACTGTGTCGGGTGCTTTGGCGATTGGTTACAACTGGGTGGTAAGGAGAATCATGAGTGACGCAACGAAAGATAGGAATCGAATAGTGCTTGATCTGGCGAGAGAATTCCTTGACGCAGTGAAGGATCGCAAAGATTGGCATCCTTTTGCTCAATTGGGGGCCAGAGGGAAGAAGTCCCCTCCCAATATACCAGCGTTCCAGACGTTTAAGGTATTGATGACTGGTAATCCAGGCAAGGGGCGCGACCCAGATCAGATGCGGTACATCCGTCTCGAGATCACCATGGGTGGAACACAACAGACCAAGCTCCAGGTCGTCCCAGCGAGAATGCTCGCAGTGAGAGAGGTTGGATGGGAGCCTTGCAGCAAATGTGATGGTGAAGGCCACACCGAGGCGGAGGAAGTCTGCAGTAAGTGCAGAGGTAAAGGCAAGGTCGATATCGTGCCTCCGAGGATCCCCACGAGAGGAACTGAGACCTACGACCACGACAATGAAAATGCCGTCTGGGGTATCTGCCCCACGTCGTTCCAGTTTGCAAAAGGTGAGCGAAGGCTCGTGAAAAGGTAATGGCTCTAACGCCTGATGAGATACGTCAGTTGTCTCTAGAGACGAGCATGGTGGCCGTTCAGAACATATCGTTCAGCGGCCACTCAGGGCTTGTCACATTGAAACTTGAGCGCGGCGTTGTGCGGCGTGTGTGGGCTGGAACACCAGCAGGATTGTTATTATGGGATTCTGGACGACAACTTGTGCATGTCGTCCAGAATGTTGGAGAGCCAAACTAGGAGATGCCTATGGCTTATAAGGATCCTGCGGAGAGGCGAGTTAAGCGCAGGGCATATTATATTGCTAACAGAGACGAGATACGCGCTAAACAAGCAGAATGGAGAGCCGAGAACAAGGCAGAGATCAGTGTTCATGGAGCAGCCTATTATGCGGATAACAAAGAGAAGATTACAGCCTATCGCGCGGAACACAAGGAAGATAATGCTGCCTATCATGCAACCTACCGCGCATCTCATCGTGAGGAAAAACGAGCATATCAAGTAGAATATCGCGCTACACACAAGGAAGAGATAGCAGCCTACGCAGCTACTCACAAGGAAGAGATGCGTGTCTCTAGGGAAGGAAAGAAGGAATCTAGACGCGCCTATTCAGCTGCCTATTATTCCGCGCACAAAGCAGAAAAATTAGCCAGTCAAGCAGCCTATCGTGCAGAACATAAGGAAGAGAGGGCAGCATATCACGCAATCTATCACGCAGCGCATCTGCCGGAATACGCAGCACGCGCGTCAGTACGAAGGGCTAGGGTAGCTGGTTCAACCATCGGAGATCTCGCTGAAATCGATGAGATATACCGCAAAGCTGCAGAAGAACCGAACATCCGCTGCTATATCTGTAACGATTTAATACCAATTGGAGACAGACATGTAGACCACATCTTCCCAGTTGCTAAAGACGGGCCAACCAGACCATCAAATTTGGCGATCGCATGTAGCCATTGCAATCTTAGCAAGGGAGCAAAGCATCCTAACGAACTAGGGATGCTGATATGATAGAGGCATAGGCTATTGACATAGAGGAAGAATTCTGATAGGCTGAATGTAGGACAAGTATACGAAGGTCCTTTGGTCGGCAAAATGCCGGTCGGAGGGCTTTTCTGTTTTCTGGGAGGGCAAAGTGGCAGACACCAGGGTTGTAGCAGGCGAGCTAGGCGACAAAGTAGCATACAGACAAACTACCGAAGCACGGATGGTGTCAGCGACTTACGCTGGTGTGGATACAGACTATAGGGTCATCGAACTCAATATGTTCACCGATGGTGGCCTGACGTATGGCGTAACGAACGAAACGAATAAGACGGTAACAGTAACCCTCTACGGAGCATTCGAATCAGGAGTCGATCCTGGCGACGAAGCAGCATTCCCAATCGACATCACAGGCTTCACAGTGCTAACGGCATCTTCCGATTACACGACTACCACTGACAAATTTCCCTATTATCTCGTCCGATGTAAGTTTGCAGCCGTCCCAGACGGAGAAAACGTCACTATTAAAGCGTGCGGCTGGCAAGCAGCTTCGTAGGAGGAGATATGGCTGGATACGGGGCGGTGGGCAAATCAGCAATGAATTTGCGGTACCTCTTGGTCACTGCAGATGGGACAATGGCGCAAGTGACAGATGCGAGTGTCCTGGCGAACATTGCCGCGATCGGTGGCGATATATCAGATTACAGTTCGACTACCGACTCTCTTGAAGCAATCTCAAACGCGATCGGTGCGATCCCAACTACAAGCGCGTGTGCTGAGATAGGCAGCTTTACAACTCAGACGAACCTCCAGACGCTCTTAGCGGCACTAGGAATCCCTGACACGCTTAACAAGCCTCTCTACACGTGCCTAGTCACTGACAGGCTCGACCATGTGACGTATGGACTTTCTGCCCTACAGGTTGATATATCGGGAATCCCGACAACGATGGTAGGCACGAACTCATCCTTCCTGGAATCGGTCGGCGGTCTTCTGACCACAGTGGCAGCGACGGGGGCTGTCGACACCGCAACTCCAATGATGGGATATATGAAGCAGGTCGTAAACTTCACAGAGAGCGGCGGGGCTACGAATGTTCCGCAGTTTGTAGGCACTCTAGCGTATGCTGATGCTTCTGCTTCTGACGATACTGGTAGCGGATTGACTCCAAGCGCACCTAAGAAGACTATTGCTGCTGCTCAGGTAGTCGCAGGGATTGGTGGGGCTGTAACGATCAAGGCAGGAACCTACGCAGAAGACGTAGCGATGAGTTACGCCGCGCAGGAGCTATGGCCTGAGATTGGGACTGTATTCGATGGCACTGGTCCGTGTATCACGATCTCTGCTGCAAACTGCAAACTTGGGCGACCTGGAGATAGATTCCAGATCACACCGGCAGCAGATCAGATTGGCGTTGTTACTACAGCCGCAGGTACTGGCTCATTCATCAATGGCGCGATGGTAGTTGGGTCGGCAAGTGCCGGAGGATTTGACATCAATGGCTCAGGTGCTGAGTTGCATTGGTGCCGTGCTACTGGCATGAAGGCAGGCGCTAAGGCTTTCGATTCAAGCGTGTCGCAGTTCAAATGGATAAACTGTTCAACGACAGGGAATACGACCTCTTACGGTTTCTATGCAGGTGGTGCGACGATCTCAAGAGGGCTTATACTCAATTGCACATCTGTTGGGCATCAGACATCCGGCTTCTACTTGGACACAGGCGTATCGCTTATAACAGTAAACGACTGTTCATCAGGTGGAGGCGACGGTGGTAAAGTAGACAGCGGAACGAACAACATGTGGGGCAACTTCGTTGATCGACTTAACGACGAACACCATGAGCATATCTATCCTCGATGCACTGGGCAGGGCGCGGCTGGCAATCCAATATCTGTGGCGAATGCCACCACTGACGGTGCAGGTGGAACCCGCGACGATCAGGACTATTGGGGAGATGTTGCGACGATCATCCCCATGTCAACTATTACAACTATCTGGAACGCAGTTGGCGTATACATCCATGCGAATACAGCATCAGACATTCAACAGTGGGACATATTCTTCCCAAGGACAGCTTACAGCTCTGCTCAGAATGGCGGTAACGATTGGGACGAGAACGAAACTGCGTTGACTGTTGCCGATGGCACAATATTTGAAGACGGCGACTTCGTTTGGATCACTGGCACTGACAGAGCGGCTGGCGAGATCGTGAAGGTCAGCGGAGCTCCTGCTGGCAATGTCGTGACTATTGCGAGAGAGACTACCGCAGACGCAGAGGCTGGATTGCGGTACAACTACGATGGCACTCCTGGTGCTAACACCATGTACGTTGCGAGTCGTCCTGGTACTCCTTCTCTGCACAGGATCGAAGGCGACTTCAGCGCGGCGACGACAAGGGATATGAAGGCATACCGATGGCACGAGGCAAGAGAGATGCCTCCGAATACAGGAATGATTATGCGTATGCTAAATGCTACTGATGGTGGCGCAAGTTCGTTCGACACACGCGCCATCTACGAAGACTAAGCATAGGAGGTGCCTGTGAAGGCGACAGCGCACACACAATGGCAAGTCATGAAAGAACGACTGGTGAAAGTGTGGAAGCGGATCAAAGCATGGGTACTGAAGATACTGAACGCAATTGCAAACGTTGAATTTTGAAGAGGTGAACATGACTGAGAACTTGACGGAGACTGTGGCAGAGAGCATGACGGCGCATATCTTCCATGAGCAGATTCAGCTTATGAAAGACACGCTCGACCGCGGACTGATGATATATCAGGGAGATAAGACCAATCGCGGGTACAGGCACTACAAGCAGGAGACGATGAGAACGTTCCATGCGTTCATCGACGCCTTCTGGGGAACACTGCTCAAGGATGGATTGGTAGAGGTATGCCAGTGCGGGGCGCCCACGCGACGGTGGAGCGAATGCCCGTGCTGCGGCGGTTCAGGGTTCAAGGTAGTAGAGGAGGACTCTAGTGGGCTTCATGAAAGCACTGGATAGGGCATTAGGCACCCCCGTCAAAGAAGCGGCGGAGATGACCCCCAGCCGATTAGTTAGCCAGGAGCGCCCGAGCTACAACGACGGGCGCGTTACTCGTCCTGCTGGCCTCCAGAATATCTTCAACGCTTTCAAAGAGGATCCTGCTGTCTTTACCGCGATTGAGAGAATTGGTGCGTCGATCGCAGACATCCCTCTTATCATGATCGAAGCGGAACAGGCAAAGGAAGATCGCAAGTTCGTCAGCGCACGCCACTTCCACGCAGCGTCACGGTCTAAGACCTACGCTGGCGTGATGGAGAAATGGGCGTCGATCGAAGGCGGACGAGTGATCAGGCAAGATCCTATTCTCGACATGCTGGCGAATCCCTGTCCCTCTGCCGGTGTGTCGGGAAACCTCATGAAGCGTGCCATTGTCGCGTACATGGAGCTTACTGGCATGGCCTACGTCGAGAAGCTCTACGATCCCAAGGACGATAAGAAGGTCACTGGCCTCTGGCCGTTGATCAACCCTCTCAAGATGCAGGTTATTGCTGGAAAGACACGGCTCATTGATGGGTACGTGTGGAATGGTTCGAGAGGCGCTGTCGTTTTCAAACCAGAAGATATGATTTACTTCCGCAGCTTCAATCCAGATACCCCGTACTACGGCTACTCACCAACGCAGGTACTGCGCGTAGTCATCGGTACTGATCTCAAGGCCCTGAACTGGAATGCTGTGTTCTTTGCCAATTCCGCTAGGCCAGAAGGCATCTTATCATCCGATCAATACCTCAACGATGGGGATGTAGAGATGATCATGCAGACCTGGGATGACAACCACAGGGGAGAGGAAAACCAGAGCAGACCTGCTGTTATGGGAAAAGGCATGAAATGGCTTCCAACTGGATCTAGCCACCGTGATATGGATTTCCCGTCTCTACGTCGTTACAGCAAGGAAGAGATCCTTGGATCATACGGAGTTCCTCCTATAGTTGCAGGGGATTATACTGATGCTAACCGGGCGTCTTCTGAGATAATGTACCGATTATACTATGAAAATGGCATACTCCCTCGATGCGACGTGATGGAAGACTTCTGGAATACCGCATTGATGGAGCCAGGGAGCGGCAAGCGCATTGTCTACGATCTCGGAGCTATCGAAGCATTGAAAGGAGACGTCCTCGAGATGGCCAAGGTGTCGGCCAGGGTGAAAGAGGAATTCTCAGTCAACGAACGAAGGGTCTTCCTTTGGAATCTTCCGATTATCAAGGGGAACGACGGTAATGCTCTGTGGGATCCGAAGCGAGAGGAAATCATTGGATACGCTCCGATTCCATCAGAGGTTGCAAGCGAGAATCAATTGACGGCTGGTGATGGAACAACTGGTGGACCTGAATAATGGGCGCGGATCTCACAAACCTTGTGAATGCACAGGACATGAAGAGCAGACGGATAGCGGACAAGAAGGACATATTGCTATTACAGCATAAGGTAGGTGGGTAGGATGGCAACAGCACTAGATAGCGCAGATTATCGAGTTTGGTGGGTAGCTTCGGACTGCACGACAGTAATCGGTGGGATCACCGATGCTGGAGTATTGGAGACGTTAGCTGGGTTTAATATAGACGTCGATTTTTCAACTGGCAAGGCGATAACAATCGACATAGACGTCCCATTGGCGGCTGACAATTATGTCTATGGGATCGACAGTGACCTGCAGCAAACGTCGGCCTATGCAGCCGGTACATGGTCTACTAGCGGTGGCATGATCGGTATTCGATCAGACGTAAGGGTCGACTATAAAATTACCGATGCTTATGCAGGCTACTTCAACGTATTGATTGACCCTGCGGCGACATGCACGGTAAACGACATGTTCGGTCTATTCGCGCAAGCTCAGTTGATCGGGCCATTTACAGCCGGTTCTGCTGGGAGTCAAATTGCGGCATTGCGTGGAAGCATTACGAACTCGTGTACAGGGACATACGACGGTCAGGTATTTGCGTTGTCTCTGGACTACGGTTCTGACATCAACTACGGCAGCACGACTGCGTTGATCTACATGTGGACTCATGGGAACGCATATTGCGACCATGGGATCTACCTGCAGAACTGGTCTCCGTATATGCAGACAGGCATGACGCTGACGGAGTACAACACGACTTCATCGATGCTTGTTGGAATTGACATTGACGTAAACGCTATTGGCGCAGATGTCAACTACTTCGGTATCGACAACGATCTAACCCAGCGTAATGTCGCTGCGGGCGGATATCTAAGCCGTGGAAACTTGATCGGTGCTGCTAACTCTGTTACTTCGATTGGGAATATCGATGCTGTATATGCTACATACTCCTCTTCGACGCTTACGATGGCAGCAGATACTGAGTCTAACCAGCTATACGGCGGAATCTTTGCGTCTAATGTTGCTGGTGCTTTCACACTGACACTCCATGACGGAGTGATGGGTGCTCAGTTTGCCGTCGAAATCGATTCTGGTGTAACTGACGTTACTGGCGGAATTATTGCAGCGGGGTTCTTCTTCCCGAATGCACAGAAGGCTCTTACATCGATCGTATATGGTGGCTACTTCAAGTGTACGAACTACACTGACTACGGCGTAGCTGTCATCGTGGAGAGCAACAACATCTCTGCCGGTGTGCAGATTCGCACAAAGGATTCGGCTGTATTGCCGATTGGGTTGCAGATCACATCGACGTCTGGATCCGTTACGAAGGAGATTGAGCTTACGAGCGGAGTTGGCATCTACACAGGCACAGCAGATCCTAACGGTTCTCTTTCTGGAGTGGATGGCGATATGTATCTTCGCACAGGCACATCCACGGCAAACACGACGCTTTACGTGTGCCAAGGCACGACCAACTGGTCTGCGCTTGGGACTGGCTAGTAACTAACGGGAGGGGCTTCGGCCTCTCCCTCTATTTGATTGACGCGGCATAGGGCCGCACGAAAGAGAGCAGCAAAGGAGCAC